ATCAACATATTTTTCTCACAAGAAAATGACTACAAACAAAAAAAGGGAGCAGATTTCTCTACTCCCTTTTGAAATCCTACTATATGTAGGGAACGAATTACATCAAGTTTGAAATTGAAGCTTTTCTGTAATATACGTTCAAGTGAGGATTAGCTGTCAAATCACCAGTTAAACGACCAGTAGATGTACTTGCATTCTCAGCATATGGGTTAGCAACTAAACCATAGCGTGTCTTGAAAGCAATCTGTGGTTGAAAACTAGAACTATCAACCGCACGAACCATCTGAAGAGGAACGTATGGGCAATAGAATATACCAGCATCCATAGGTGAATCACCTTTGTAACCTACACAATAGAACTCTTGTGCGTGAGCATCAGCATAAGGATCAACATAAACCTTATAGCGTCCATTAAGAACACCAGCAAATGTTGAGGATGCTGTATCTGTGTTAATGTCAGTACTCATTGCTGGAGCATAATCCAACATTCCTGCCATCTGAAGAGCGGAAGCGACATCTGAAGAGGTCATGATAATATTACCTTTTCCTCTGCGTGTGTCTTTTCCAATCTGATTAGCATCTTTTTCAATCTGCATCATCAGACCTTTGAACTTCTCAACCATCCAACGACCATTAGAATCGGTGTCAAGGTCAAAAATTCCAGCAGTTGTAGTACCAATTTGAGCACCAACAGCAGCGTTAATGTAAATCTTACGAATTACTTCACGGTTGATCTCAACTAGAATTTCACTAGAAAGGATGTTAGCAAGTTCTGCTTCTGCATCCAATCCATGAACAGCACGTAAATCCTGTGCTAATTCCATAGAATACGAACCCTTGAGAGCACGTGTTCCAGCAGCGATGGATACCTTCTCAATTGAGAATGACATCTCACCAGCAATATCTCCTTCACCGCCATCTGTTTCCAGAGCACTTGAAGCAGCAAATTCTGTTCCTGTTTGACCAGTTCCGTCTGTTCCTGTAATTAAAAGACCAGGCGTTTTAACTGTATCACCAGTATTAGCTGTACCAGACTCACTTGCAGTCGTATCAGCATTAACACCAGGCATCTCAGCTCCACCCATTGTATTAACACGACTCTTGAGTGCAAAGATAAGACCAGTTGGCCCTGACATTGGTTGTACACCACAAACATCGTATGCTACGAGTTGAGGCATTGCCCGGCGAACCATTGAGATCAAAACTGGATCTGCGAAACCGAATGCTGATGTTTGTACTGAACCACCAGCAACACCACCCAAAGATGGGTTAGTGGATGTCAAAGCGTTAATTGTTGTAGGTGTTGCCTCCGACAATAACCCACTCTGACCATTCATTTCTTGGTCTTGAACATATTGGTGTTCTGTGTTTTCAAGACACATAGCAGTAACAGCACGTTTATGACTGTCCGAAATCTTAGGAAGATCTGGATGGTCTAGAACCGGCGCCCACTTTTCATTTAAATTTTCTGAAAGTTGCATATTATTAAACTCCTATAATATGTGATTAAAAATAATTTGTATTACACACGAGCTATAGCTTTGCTGTATGCTTCCATTATGCTATTCATTTTTACAGGAGTTTCCTCTTGCTCATCTGAACTAACACTTTCTTCTTCACTAATAACTTCATCCTTTTTAACTTGACTAGGGAAATAACTTTCCTTAATCTGTTTTACTTTATTTTCAAAATCTTCAACATCGCCCTCTTCAACTGAAACACCTTCTGCAAGTTCTTTCAATTTTTCGGATTGTGTGTCAGCAAGGTCATTACTAACTTCTTCTACAATCTTGTTTTTGCGATATTCGTTAAGTTCGTTTGTAACTTTAACGTTTTCTTCGATTTTGACATTTAATTTAGTCTCTAATTCCTCAACACGGTCAAATAAGTTTTCAACCATGTCTACTTTTTCTTCTGGAACTTCGATGTAATGCTCTGTGAATAGACCTTTCAAACCAGTAATGAACTCTTCTGTAATTTCACTTCTAAGTGAACTGTCGAGTGCTAGTTCGTTTTCTTTCATCCATTCTTCAACAACATAGTTCAAGTATCCGTCAACTTTTTCTGTCAACTCATCTCTGAAAGAAATGATTTCTTCTTGGAGATCTTTTTGATACTCTTCCTCAAGTTCTTCAGTTTTCTTTGTGGAAACTTCCATAACTTTCTGGTAAACAGCTGCTTCAAAAATTGTTGATGCTTTTGTTTTGAAATCTTCGGAAAGTTCTTCACCTTGAACCAATGCTTCGATATCTTCTTTTACATTGATTTCTGGAAGGTCAGATGCTTTCATCTTCTTTCCTTTTACAGCAACTTTATCTTTCTTGTTATCAGAATCGGTTGGTGTTGGGCCGCCTGTATCTTCTGCTTCAGCAACATCCATAAGTTCTTTCCACTTAGAGGAAACTTCTTCTTTTTTCATACCATTGACTTTATCGAAAAGAGCTTTAATCATTCCAGATTTAGTAGAAGGCATTTTAACTTCTTCTATCTTCTCTTCTTCGATTTTTTCCTCTTCGACTACTTCTTCTTCAATTTTTTCTTCTGTTTGCACTGTTTCCCCTTGTATTTCTGGAGTCTCAACAAGTTCATCCTGCTGTTCTACTTCTTCCAGAACTTCATCTTGGTTTGTAATTTCTTCGTTAGCCATTGAAACTCCTAAAAATTTATAGTAATTGGTTCGTGTTAATATTTATAATAATCATAAATTTGACATTAATTTAGAAAATTCTCTCAACTTGACTTCTTCAAGTTGTTTGAAAGAGGCTGCTTCAATATTTTTCTTTGCTCTTTCTACATCCTGTTCCTTCAACAAACCATTGTCCCAAACCCATTCTTTTCCTTCCATGATACCTTCAACGAAAGCATTTGGAGCGGATGGGTCAGCAACAATGTCTGCTGCAGTTGCAAGAAAAAAATCGTTTTGAACGATTTGTGCTTTGTCTTTTTGTTCTGGTTTCAAAGTTCCCATTCCCCTTGAGGAAACACCTAACTTTGCACCTTCATCAATAAAACTTTTTACAATTTTTCCGTTTGGTGTGTCGAGAACTTTTGCTCTACCAACGAAATTTTTACCTTCTTTTACTAAGGAAGTAATCATATGTGAAGCACGATCCAAATTAACTGTTGGCCCGTCAGGATGTCCTAACTCTCCAAAAGCACGTTTTGGTTCAACGTATTCTTTGACATAACGATTTACTTCTTTTTCAAGAACGCTCAAAGGATAAATTCTGCCATTCTTATTCTTCGTTTCAGATTGCATGAAAATACCTTCAATAAAATACTGCTTTGGTTTCTCTCCACTCGCTTCAACTAGTTCATAATCTACGGCTTCTTGTAACTCGCAAATTAGTTTCATTTTGTCCTACCCTTAGTTATTAAATGCAAAATCTAAGACTTTCATGAATGATTTTGTATCTTTATTCATGTTGTCCTGTGTTTTCTTTTTGTTACTTCTATTTAGTGAATCAAATGTTTTCAGTACTGCTTTTGCTGCTTCTGGATCAATAGGAACAGATGTACCAGATTTGAAAGTTATATCCGATTCTTTTTTCTTTTTTACTATACTTCGTAATTGGTCGATAACATCTTCTTTCAAAGGTTTTTCAAACTGTATTACTTCTTCAATTTTTTTCTCAGTTATGGGAAAACCCATTGATTTTCTAAATTCCTTAAACGATTTCACTATACCCCTGCAGCCGCTACTACTGTGTAAGTACCATTTGTTACATTTGCCAGTATAAATTGGTCAGTATCTTTATTAATTACTGTTACTGAACCAGCAGGTAAAGTAATAGAACCCTGAACCGTTCCGTCCGTTCCTCCTTCAGTTCCATCATTCTTAACTACTGAAATAATCGAAATAGCTGAGCAATAAACTGCAACGGATGTTGCTTTACTCAAACTTAAATTTGTAGCAGTTGTTGCAGTCTTTGCTGCTAATAGTTTCATTGTGTCTCCGTTGTATCTGTTGGTGGCTCTTCTATTTTTGCTTGAGGTTCAGCTTGAGGTTCAGTTTGAACTTCCACTTCAGCCGGCTCTTCCACTTTATCACTAAACATTTTAGCAGAAACTTCTTGTTTTCTTGTTGCTAAAGAACTCACTACTTTATCCGCTATTATAGAATCAAAAGCATCGTTCACTCTTATTGGTTGTGAGTTCATCGCATAATCCACGATGTCTACAGCTTTAAATTCTTTTTGTGTTGGTTGTTCTGCCATTTTTATCTCCAAAAAATTATCTATTAATATTTATAAACATTATTGTTTCACTAATATTCATCATCTACAGTCATATCACCTTCAAACTCACCGTCATCTTTTTCTTTTTTTATTTGTTCATCTTCTCTTTTAATATCTTCGTCTGTTTGTCTTAGAACATTTTTTCTAAAGAACTCTCTTGAATAATAATTACCAACATAATCTTCCATGTTTCTAGCGAGATCCACTCTCTGAGTCAAAGTTTCTTGATGTTTAAATTCTGAATAATAATGGTCTTTTTCAAACTTGTAATGAACTTTATCCTTTATTGCTGACCATTCTTCAGAAGTTATTACATTTTTTAGTATCAATTGTTTCTCTAGTATTTCACCAAATAACAATGAAAATCTTGTTTGTAGTTTTCCAATGAATTTACTAAAAAGCAGCTCGTCCCTAGTAATCTCACTTTCTCTCCCCAAAGAGAAACCAGAGTCAGCCTCTAAACGAGATACAGGAACGTGCATTGCTTTATAAAGTTTTTTCTGGAAGTATTCTACATCTTCTAACTGTCCTAGATTTTCTCCGCCAGGAAGTGTGGTAATTTCTGTTCCCCTTCCACCTTCTCTTCGTGGCAACCAGTAATCTTCCAACATTGATTGGTGTCTTCGGTCATCCTTGACTTCACCAGTAGTAGAATCATATACTAAACGATTCTTATATCGTGTCATAATATCACGAATATATTGTTCTGCTTTTAACTTAGGTAAGTTACCAACATCAATATAGAAAATTCTTCGTTCTGGTGCTCTAGAAATACGATAGATAACAATCGCATCTTCTACCATTCGGAGTTGATTGAGTGGTTTTATTGCTTTATGAAGATAGGATAATACACCAGTTTTTGTAGGATTAAGTAAACCAGAAGTAGAATATGCGATACTATCACCCGAAATCAATATACCATCAGAAGTTCTATTCCCCAAACCAGATTCGTTATAGTTGAACATCTGTTCAAGACTAACTTCTTTTTGTTTAGGGTTAGCAGTATCTTTTTGTTTTATCTGTTTTATTTTTTTGATTTTTGTAGCATCTAGACTTCTCAGTTCAACAATTCCAAGTTGTGGATTGTTCTCATCAATCATTATATGGTAGTATAATTTTCCTTCTACATACCATCTGCGAAAAATATCGTAACCAAAATTATTAAAATTCAGTAAATCTAATACTGTGTGAAATTCATTAGTTACTTTTTTCTTTATTCCATCTGATAAATTTGTTCTATCAAGAATGATATCGACAGGATTTCTCGAATCTTCTATTACGATTGCTTCGTTGATAATGTTATCTATCGCTATTTCACAATCAGAAGATTGAGCCATATCACGATATTTTAATATTAGATCAATCTCATTTTTATATTGACCATCCAAATCCAGAGAAGTACCATAAGCACCAGCTCCAGATACCATCATTGAACCATCGTCATTTTCGGGC